AAGGCCTCCGCCAACAGTCGGGTTGAATCCATCAGGAAGAGTTGTTACACTTCCGAGATAAAGGCCTCCGCCAACAGTCGGGTTGAATCCATCAGGAAGAGTTGTTACACTTCGCAGATCAAGGCCTCCGCCAACAGTCGGGTTGAATCCATCAGGAAGAGTTGTTACACTTCGCAGATCAAGGTATCCGCCAACTTTTTCCCGACCATAAAATTGTTCTTCGGTTATATTGTGTTGCTTGCAAAAAATCTCGATGTTATTTTTCATTATAATAGGTTTGATTTTGGTTTCCATGATTACGCTGTGATTAGTTCGGTTTGTAAGAGGTTTTGATTATTTGATTGATACTTCAACAATCGTTTTTGATGTTTTAGCAGGAGGATTGATATGAAATATTTCACCTGTAGTTTCATCGGTATAATCATATCCTGCCTTAACCGATTTCAGCGTTAATTCAGTGCCTTTCAATTCGGCTTTAGTCTGATCTAATTGCTGATTTAATTTGAACCATACAGGATGATTACAATTAGAATAATCGTATTTAACTCCTGCCTCTTTAATCTTTAATTCAGCACCCATTAATTTAATCTGTTCTCCTTTTCCGTACTTGCTCGCTTCATCAACACAAAAAGATTCAATGCCCTCAATGGATTGTTTAATTACTTGTTCAGCAAACCGAAGTTTTACTAATAATTCAAGCGGATTTTTATGACCTTCTTCAACAGCCGTAATTAATCTACGGCTGAGTTCTTCGATCTTTTCTTTGGATGGAACAGCGTAAACTACTGCATCATCTATTTCAATTGGTTGTACGTTTTCCATTATGCAGCTTGATTTAAAAGGTTTTCAATTTTAATAGCTATTTCTTTCGATACTTTAAAGTTTTGACGTACCTCAGAAACAGAAGTAACTCTACCTTCGGCAATAGCGGTCATTAATGCAGCCCACTCTCTTGTGTAAGAACCATCCTTTACTGTTTCGTTTAACCACTTTTCAGGCTCTTGTTTTGCGGGCTGTGATGCTTGCTGATTAGCATTCTGATTAGGCTGAATTGTTTTAGGTGCAACATTGTGAGAATCTTTATCAGGATCATCAGCACCCTCTACAGGAATACAGAACAATTGAAAGCACAGGTATTTGAATGCGATACTTACTGCCTTTGGAGTTGCCTTATCTCCTGAGTCCATTCCTTCACCCATCATTGTACATTCAATAGATGATCCATCCTCTGTACTGAGTAAAGTATATTTCATCTTTACGATTGCCCTGAACAAAGCCCCACCACTTTTAGAGGCAAATTGTTCAATATGATGCTCAATACACTCAGGGATTAATAGCACCTTGTTAGCTATCAGCATCGGATTAAGGACTCCGTAAACAGCCTCTACTCCTCTGAACTTGTAACCCTGCTGAACATTCTGTTTGTCCTTTGCAATCGGGTCAATGCCTGTCATAATTGCTAACAGGGCTTCGTGAATCTTTTTAGTTTGGTTTTCCATAATACTTGTATCTTTGCTTTTCGGTTTTATTTGGTTTAGGGTGTTGCTCCATACAGCACCCTATTTTTATTTTAGTCGGGAGGACAGGATTCGAACCTGTAATTAAGGAACATTTTCAAATTTGCATATGACTGAAACAAGCAATTCTTTGCGTAAGTATTTTATATGTTTCAGGTCTTCCTATCGGTGCAACCCTCCGAGCGTCTACCAATTCCGCTAACTCCCGATCCGTTACCCTTATCTTACACACTCGCCTTGAAAACGATGTTTGAAGTCGGATCGTAGCCTATTAGCCTCTTCGTAGAATTGATGATCCTCACATATCTCAATTAGCAAGTCCTCTGATTCGCTCATGGATGCAGTATTTTCATCTGCAACTTTTCGGATCGCTAATTTTAGTAACGCATCCTTTTTCTGCTCCCGTGTTAATTCTGGCTTAACTTCGGGTTCAATACTTGAGAATTTGAATAGTCTCATGATCTTTTGAATTTATAGTGTTGATTCAATTTAAATCCTGCTTTAGTTATAAGTGAGTCATTCGTTACGCCACAACCAACTTTGAATTTTTCCGATACGAATACACTTCCAACTTTTGCTATCCTGCCTGATGGCTTATTGTTTAGGATTGTTGTCATAAGTATTGTATATGATTTTTTTTGATTTCATCAGTGATAACTTTATGCGTACACCAATCACGAATCGGTAAGCACTCACCCGTTTCAATCATTTCTACAGGCGACTCGATCATTATAAATGATTCATCTGGCTCTGGTGCAGTGTCAGACTCTCTACATCCTGAGTGACCTGAACTTTTCTCGTATAGCATTGCATCAACCAGAACTGTCACCAATTCACCATCAATAGTGTCTATTAATTCAATTTCTAGGCGGGTCATTTTCTGGTTTTGTAAGGATCGTTAGCGTATCGGTTCTGCTTCACTTTACTTTTCTTCGGTTCGTTCTGGGTGGTGATTTCTTCCTTAATGGATCGAAGTATTTTCTCTGCTGCATTAAGTCGGTTCAGAATCTTTGCGTTATCCATGACTTGACTCGTATTATATTTTTGCTATAACTTGCGCTCGTTTGGCTTCCTGTTCATCACGAATACGGATTGCAGCATCTATAATGTCCTCCCGGTAGTACTTGCCGTTTAGCACGCTCGAAACGGTTTGTTCAGAAACTCCGATCTCTTTAGCAATAGCCTTGTGGCTTCCGACAATCGCTCGGTTCAGTAGCTTTAGTTTATGCTTTGGTATTCCTTTCATTTGAATTGATCTTTGTTTTATATTTGCTTTAACTGTCTGCAATTATACGGACAAAAACAGACAAAGACCAAGTAATTGACCGAATAAATTACAATATGACCGCAATTGACTGAAAATGAAAGACAAAACTTTTCCTATTAGGCTTGCAAAGTGGCGTGCTGATAACAGATTAAGTCAATTACCATAACCCAAAATTAATAAAAAAAACCGACCCCTTTCAAAGATCGGTTTAGCCTAGCAACTATAAAGAACGATTTTAATGCCGGATAATATTCAGATAGGTTGTGAATTCATACGGTGAAGGTTTGCCATCAATCTCAACGTAGATAGCCGATAACTTTCGACCCAGAGTAATACTCATTCGGATACTTTGCGTAGAGAGTAGCACCCCACCGGAATAGATTTCAATAGTCCAATACGAACCATCCTGAAAGATTCGGCATTTATATTCCTGAAGGTAGTATAGGATCAGGGGCTTATCGGATTTATTATCTTTCAATGCAGGATAGCCCGTTTTACCTTTGATGTGAGTATAAGCAACGGCAACCAATCCGTTCACTTTATTTGGATGCCTACGTAATCCGAGCCGTAATGAGTTTAGTCCGAATAGATCGGTTACCCCTGAAAGTTTATGCGTATCGTTATTGGCGGTCAGATACAATTTATCCCAATCATCATTCAGGATAAAATCGAACTCGTAAACCGTACCGCATGAGCCGGATATTCTCGGATCACTGTAATTCTTACCGGGATAAACTGTGTAGGTGGTTATCATTTTCTGTAGTTTGCGTTCCAGATAAACCCAACTAACACTAATAAGATCAATGTAACCCAGAACCAAGTTTTATAGAACCGATGCGATGCGGATTCGCATTTAAATACAGTTCGCACCTGATCTTTCGTAATCGTTTCCTTAATGATTACTTGACGGAGTGAATCGACCAGAATCAGTAATGAATCGCAAGTCGAAGTGATAAAGATTGAATCAGTACGCAAAGAAACAGTCGTTCCGGATCGTCCCTTATGCGGTGGTTTAATTACCGGATGGTTTGCCCTCCAAGATGAATCGCATAGTTCCTGAATTGTGAAGCCTAATAAGAACTCATCTGGCGGAATCATGATCGGAGGCTGTGCAATAAAGATCGAATCAGTGTCAACCGTATGAGTGACAGTCGGCTCTGAATACGTGATCTTAGGGCAACAGGAAGACATTAAAAAGAATGCTGATATAATAATCGCTATCAGAATAATTTCAAACCAATCCTCTTTAATCCTATTTCGGCTCATCTGGTAGCTGTTTAATTTCTGGGTTCGGTTTTGCAGCCATTTTTTCAATGAACTTGAAAATGATTACAGCGAATACGATAATTTTCTTCTGCTGAGGAGTGATGAAGTCCATCGGATAACCCATTAATTCAGCAGCTTGGATAGCACCAACTAATCCAAGCCCTGCATAGGCAATATTATTGAGCCACATGATAGACTCTTTATGCCAGTTTTTGAAATTGATCCGTATATTCATTGAAACTCCTCCAATTTATTTTGAACGATTACCTGTAATAATTCGATTTCGTTAACAGTACAAACCGGATTACCTGCTTGCTCAGTTTTTGCATTATCTAACCATGACTGCAAATCAGATTCAGTAAAGGTTATTTCAGGAACTCCGGCTGTGAGTAGTTCCGTTTTACGGGCTAATCCATCCTGTATTTTATACACTCCAAAATTGGTTTCAATCAGGACTGTGTAGGCATCAATTTGATAGGCTTTTGTCATTGGTTAGGTTTTTAGTTGATTCGAATAAATCCTTTGCAGGATGATATTTTACGATGATTCTGACAGACCATACCGCCAGTACGAGAACCGGATGAATCGCTGTTACCTTCGATAGTGAGAAATGAATCTCCATCAACAGATACAACTAATCCAGTATGCCCTTTTCCCTTTCCGAAATCCATGATAAAGATGTCGCCAGGTTCAGGATGCTTTACTTTAAACTCTGGTGGTGTTTCATTCCATTGGCGTAATACTCCTCCGGTACGAACCAGATCATCTACCCCTATTGAGGACTGCTTGAAACACCAGTACACGAATGCCATGCACCATGAATAACCTGGATTAAGTCCGACTGATTTCAGGTACTCATTCACCATCTTACCGGAATTACTTCCTTTCGGCTCTTCAGTTACTCCTAGTTGTGATAATGCTATTTGTAGTGGTGTCATTTATTAATTGTCTTGATAAATTATTTCATCGGGCAGTTTCACATCTACATGAAGTTTACTCAACACATAATTCATCTGACCTTTGGTAAAGGCTACATCATGCGTTAATCGCTTAATATCTTTCGTATGTTGTTGGGAGGTTTGTATTAACCTAATCTGCTCCTCATGGTCTGCATCTACTCGATTGTAGATTTTAACCGCTATAGAAATCAGAATCGGGAAACCGAGTAAGGTCATCCACTGATGCAATCCTCTAACAATTTCTTTTGCTTTTTCTTTTACAACTGGTGACATAGCTTACCTGAATAAATTAAGAGCATGACCATTGCTGACCATGCTCGTTAGATTTTAAGCCGCAACTACATAGCACTGATTAAAGATGCTTGTAGGAGTTGTGTAAGGAAGTGGAATATCAGGTGAAGCCCATTTAACAGTAACTTCAGCAGTAACCACGCCCTTGATCGAATCAGGAACGATCAGTTTTACTTTCACATTTACAACAGTTCCGGTATCCCAGATTTTGGATGAGGTACGGAACACGCCTCTGTAAATGGAAGTGTCTTTAAGTTCGTTATAGAAATCAATATTGTCGATAGCGTTCGGGTCTTCAAATACCAGAGTATGAGAAGAAGAGCCGTTATCAAATTCTGAATCTCCGTAACCTTCCAGTTCTTCAGTTTCCATTCCATCATACTTTCCTTTGACCTTCCATAAAACAATCGCATTTCGTGCGTTGATTTTAGTAGACCATTCTGTAGATGATGTTATGTCTGTAAACGGGGATGAATCTTTATAAAACGCAAACGATCTGACACGCCCAAATTCACGGGTTAGGCAGGTATCGCAAGCGTAATCTGGTAGGTTACCCGATGGGATACACGAACTACCGTATGGATAATATACACTCATAGCTATAAGGATTTAACAAGTTGAACAATCTGGTATGCACTCTCGTGAATACTGAGTTAATAGCGTGTATTGAACACCGAAATAATTATTAACCGGACTGATCGTACTCTCGTAAGGCAATCCGCTGAACTCCTGATTAAATATTTTCCTTTGATCGAACTCGCCACCGTTAATGTCGATGACTTGCTGATATACTCCTGTAATGTTTAAACTCAATTCGGTAGGCATCGCTGAAGTGATGATAGCGTAGAGTTGCACATCTGATAATTGTAACATATCTGAACGACCCCACACAATCATTTCCATCTTTGCCTCTTCCGTTGCATCATCGTAACCATCTCCGAATGAATCCTCATCGTTTTGCTGAGTGATGTTATCGACCTTATGATAAATGACCAGATTAAACCGATCATCCATGACTTGATTTTCTTCTGATCCGTATGCAACAACAGGTGATTCTAATCCTTCCCGTGCTACTGGCTTACAGATCGGAAGTAAGTTCATGCGGTATTTAGCATCTACCAACGCTGCGGTAAGTGCTGTATTAATGGCTTGAGCTGCTTCGTTTAAGTATGGCATCAGGCTTTGAATGAATCGTATATAAATTGTTCTGCTATATCAAATGCTTGCTCTTCTTCCTGTGCGGTCACCGACCAAACAAACCCGAATCTTTCCTCTAAGAATCCGGCTAGTTGGTAGTGAGATAATCCATCATCTGCATTCTCAGCGAATCCCATTCCGTAACCATCTTTAGTAGGTGTTACTCCTGTTGAGAAATCGTTAGCCATGTGACCTGATGCGATGAAGGTGATATTCTTATTTGACCGCCCGTATTTCTTTAATCGTTGCTTGTAGTAGTCGGGATTATATGTTCCGATGCGTTGACCGTTTGCATTTAATCCCTGCATAAAGATTCGTCTTGATATGACCGTTAACATTGACACAGCTACCGTTCTGGTTAGTTTTTCGGTATTCAGTGCCTTCCGACCTGAATAGCTTGCTAACTGATCGGCAACCTGTGTTAATGCGGAAACATCAATCTTCGAACTCATTTCTTAGGTCTACGTGGTTTTTTAGAACCGCAATTGCATTTGTTTTTCATCTTAGAATTTCATGATTTTGATAAGGTTCGTTACACTCTAAGCACTGATCGCAATCCAAGTCAATCGAATCGCAAGCGTTTTGAATCTCTTTTAAATATTCCTTTTCGAAATACATTAATGCTTCTTTCGCTCTAGGGATCGCAGTAGTGGTAAAAGTGTTTACACGATTACTAAGTATCTGCTCTTCCATCGTTGCGATTCCGCATGCGTACCATAAAGCAGTAGCGATGATGTCCTTGTTGTTACAGATTAAACCGTTCCATCCGCAACGAATCCCGACAATACCGGATAATCCGAACGAGTCGGTTCCTTCCGTAATCGTTACGCCTGTACCTTCAGTAATATCTCCTGAGGTAGCACCCATCACACGACCGCCGCAACAGCTAACCCAATTCAGATTAGAATTGATAAGGGATGAATACGGATTGACCGGATCGGTTGAAGTCGCAATTGTGTAAGCACAAAAGATTCTACGAGATGCAGAATAAGGAGCGTTATTGAAAGTGGTATTAACCTTGATGACATTGTATCCGGCAATCAGCGTTATGTTTTTAGTCCACAACTCTTCGCCTGAATCCAGATCGAATACTTTCACATCGGTAGTTGATCCGGCTAAGTCACCATCTACATACAGCCAAAGTTCTTGAACGAATGGAGCGGTTAATGGACTACGGATGTAATCAGGATCGGAAGCCTCGTTAGTTTCGTAAATGAATCCGGCATAAGTTTCAGAAGTGAATACAGGTCGAGTTAATGCACTGTCAACGGATTTACCCAGATTAACGCTATCAATAATCTCATTGAGTTTATACTTCTGAGATAGTTTAGCCCTGATGTCACCTTGAAGTTTTCGGATCGCTCGCTCTTGCACATCATTCCAGACTCCGGTAAAACCATTCTGTTCAGCTTCTGCAATCGAAGCGAATGATTTTAAGGTGATGCCTGGAAGATCATTAATGAACAGTCCAGAGGGTGCGATACCTGTAGCACCGCACCCTTTTAGACCGATATAATCCGTTAAGCAGTTCACGCTAATTAGGCGTTAGTTACTGTGTAACGTAAACTTCCACGATTGCCAGATAATGGATCGCCACCATCGTACATGTCAACAGGAACGTTGAACAGATCGAAAGTTTTAGAGATGTAAACCGCCCAACCTTCGTTGTAGGTTTGTGATCCACCAGCGTAACCATTAGTGAGTGATGTAGGACAATCAATGTATTTCAATTTGATGTCGAATGCCATCGGTTGGTATCCGGCAGGAGTCCAGCACTGAACACGAGGATCAAAGAATTGACCCAATTCAACAGCACCTTTAACGCCTGCGAATCCGCCAACATAACGGTTATACTCGATGAACTGAACATCGGAAGCATCAAATACTCCGATCTGATTGTCACCCCAAAGAGCAGCAGTTTTCTGGTCGAAGTAGAATTTAGCACCAAGCGCATCCATCAAACGAGAGTTATCTACACCTGACTGATTCATTCCGAGTGCGCCACGCATTTGAGCATTAGCCCAGAGATGGAAGTTACCGTTACCTACAATGAATACATCGTTGCAGATTTCGTTCAGTTCCATGTCGGTAATAACTCTTCCGATACCATCCTGAACATTCATTGTTGTTCCGGCGAGGGTTAAGTTGAGCGCAGTAGTTGAAGTTGAACCTGTTCTGCGGTTAACTCCGAATCGTGTTGCTTGTGATGTTACAAGGTCTGTGTTAATACCCTGATACAAACCGTTCAATTGGGAATACATCAACTCTAAAAAGTCTTGCATTAATGGAGTTCCGATACCGTTAAGGTTTGCCGGATTAGATGCATCAGCGCAGTATTGACGCATTGTATCATCAGGTACGTGCATCGAAATTTGACGGTTTTTCGTAACCGTGAATGATACTTCTTTTTTACCCGGTGTCACGTCAATATCGCAATCTAGGGCTGTACCTGTCTGCGCTTCTGTTGAACGTTGGATGTAAGAAATATCTACTGTAGGTAGACGATGACCACGAGTAGAATAAGCTACTTGTAGTGCGTTTGGACGTGCTTCTTTAGAAAGTAAAGCGTTAAGAAATCCGGGAGGTGTTACTTTTGAACCACCGTATGAATTACCATTTTGAAGGATACTCGTCATATGAGCGAGTTGAGCCTTACAGAATCCTGTTGCCATGATTTAGAATTGAATTAAGAGGTTATAGAAATTGTGATGACGTGAGCGAACTCACCAATTTGTTAACCCCTTTCGGGCAAAAAATTCAATCTATCAGGCTAGTGCCTCGTACTAATTAATCAGGAGTAATTATGCTTGAGCAGGATCAGCATTTTGCGCTTCTACTGCTTGTTGTAACATAGTTAAGTTTAACGGTCTTTGACCCGGTGCCGGATTTGGATTGCCCGGTCTTGGTGCAGGGTTTGGATTAGGTGCAGGCGTTACTTCAATCAATTTGTTTTCAGAAACGATGCGATCCATAAATTGCTTAGGTGAAACGTACTGATTGTTCTCAGTGTATTTCAGGTCAGGAGAAGAAGCCAGAACAAGTTCCAAACCGTTTTCGGTTAGTTTCTGAATCGCTCCTTTCTGCTTTAATCCTTCCGCATACTTAACCTGTGCTGCGGTCATATAAAAATCTTTCGGGTATTGACCTGTTGGATAGTTATATGAATTGAGCAAGTTTTTAATCTCGAAATCGGTCAGCGTGTTATTGTAACGCTCATCTTTTTCGGCAAGTTTAGCCTCGTAAGTTGCTTTGGTCGTATTCATTTCAGCCTGCAACGCTTCGTATTTAGCGATTACAGCCTGTTTGTCTTTATCAGAACCGGACTTATCCGCTTTCTTTTCCGCTTCGAGTAATGCCTTGTATTTGGCAATCACCTTATCGTTTTTCAGATAAGAACTTTTTGTATCTGTTAATTCCTTTTTGAAATCAGGATCACCTAACTCATCTGCAATCTGCATGAACTTTTGATCTAAAGGATCGAGAAAGTTCGCCATGAAGTGATTCTTAACCTTTAAGTTGTCCTTCGCTTCTCTTTCAGTCATTAATGCACCCGTAACTGTGGTAACATACTCGTCCGGCAGTTCTGTAGTGCTAATTTTCGGATCGTCTAAAACCGCCTTGAACGGGGTAATATCTAATCCGGCTCTGTTTGCGAATTGTGTAAGAAATGCACTTACTGTAGTTGGCATGAATTATTTTTTAGGTGTAGACTTAGTTTTTTCGGTTAGTGTTGGAGCAGGAGTGTTGACTAATGCCCTTGCATCGTTATCTTTCGGCATCGGTTTAGTCAGCTTACTGAGTATTTCCGGTTGCCTGTTGCGTAGTTCTTCGGCTTTTTCCGCATCCCTGAACACTAAGGATCGTGCTAATTCAGGGTCACGGGCTTCATAATCTCTACGGATTGCGTTTTCTGCTTCTGCGGGAACGACTGAGATCACCTGACCTTTCATCACTACCTCGACCATTTTCTGAGCCATGAGCCAAAATTAGTAAATAGTTTCGTAAAGAAACAAATATTACGGAAAGTTTATTATGTTTGCTACATGGAATCGAAAAATAAAGGTATCAGGCTCTTGTCAATTTGGACTGAAAAAGTGCGAATGCAGTTCGCCTTGTTTTTCAGGACAAAGAAAAGTAGCGTAGCTAAGCAGGGGCAAATTGAGCGGGGTAGGCTCGTTGAAGACAGGTCTAAACAGGCTTTGAAGAGATTTTACGATAAGGCAGATCAGGTCGAAGCTGTCTTGAATGGAACAACTTATGAGTATGCTCAAAGCGTATTAGATGTAGTAAACGATCGAATAAAGAAACACTCAATAGTTACTACTCCTTGATATTTAGAATAAGATTTTTATTTGATTCATAGTCGCCGCTTAATTCATAACTAAGCCCAGTTGATAGCATCAAAGAACAAGAAAACTCAGTTGTTTCTTTTAGCGTTAAGATTTGGTCGTAATCTACAATCAATCTCAATTCAGTTTTAAAAATGGTAAACTCGATAAATTTTTTCATGGTTTTAAAATTTAGGTTATGTTAGTAATGGTATTAAAAGGCTAAATATTATTTTTTAAAACATACTGCGTATATAGTAACGATAGAGCCAATAACCATGATTAACCATCCAATATTCTTAATAATAGGATTAATTTTATTTGGGTTAGGGGCTTTGATTGTTGTTCTTTCATCTTTAAATGATGAATGACCTCCAGAAACTTCACCTATAATAGTTCCATCATTTTTTTTCACCGAAATATTTATTGTTTTTGAGTGAGGAGTGATTTTCTTTTTACGAACCATGTAATTTGGGTCACCGTAATCATCTTCTTCTGTAAATTCTAATTCATGTGAAAAATACTTTTCAAGTTGATGCTTATAATCTTCGTGGTAGGTTAGTCCGATACCGATTACTATACTTTCAAGTGATTGCCAATTGTCAGTACAAAGGTTTTTTATCTTGGTCAGGTTTTCATCCATACCACGAATATAACTACTCGTAGAGTAGTAACCCCGCTCAACGCCCCATCATTGCGTTTGGTTATTTAACATAATCTTGACAGCAATTATCGGATACGCACAGACGTTAGTTTTTCCCTTCGTGCGTGTTCGATAATTACAATTATGTTACTTAAACAAACGTAAGGCTATCGCTACTTTTCAGACAAGAGCCTGATGCACACGCCAACGAAAATAAGGCTGAGTAGTTCGCAAGAACGGAGCATTATTTTCGGGCGTGATTTTTTTGTGGAGGATAAGAAAAATATTACTTGGGCGTGGAGGATTATTCGAATTTTTTTCGGAGTTCTTTAGGCACTACCGCACTCGATACGAATAGCATCTTATGCTTACAGGAATAACCGCCCCGTACGTATTGAAAATTACTCACAGTAGTGATGTCTTTGAATCCATCTGGAAAGCCTGTTTTCGAATTGATATGTACCTGAACATCACAGATTCGACCTTTTAAGAGTTGTGGTATTTGCGAAACGTGCCAATACTCTTGGCAAGTATTCTGTTGTTCTAGCATAACCTTGCAGAATTGCCTCGATGTTTTCTGAATCCCTCCGAACCAAACGAACCATTTTAAACCGAGATCATCCGCAGTCATTGCACTGTATTGAGCCGAATATTGATAAAGTGCATCAGTAGTAATCCCAGAGGCGTAACGGGACAATGCACCTTGACCATCAGCGATTAGAAACGCTCGCATGGATTCGATCATATCCGAATACTTACCGCCTTTTTTGATGGACTGAATTAATATGTCTTTGGCTTTATTAGTAACGGAATAACGCAATCCTGATTCAGTCAGGTTCTCAATAACCGAATCAATACTTAATTGTTTTAGTTCATTGAATACAACTAAGGGCGTATATTCATTAATCAGTTCAGAGAAGTATAGGTTCTGAAACTTATCGACTGAATCAAATGCTTTGGTAAATTCCCGAACCTGTTTGATGTACTTATCGTTCAGGATCGCTTTATTCAATTCCGCATCAATTTGGCGGATTAACTTAAAGTTCTTGACCGTTACTTTAATCGAACCATCTTTATTGAGATCGAAATCTTTGGTTAGGTTCAGCACCTTCACAAACATTTCCTTTTCCGCTTTAGGCATATCTGAATTAAATGCTTCGATAGCATCATCCAGAGCCTTAACCAGATCATCAATATACTCCTGCCCCTGTACCATTACGGTTGTTGTTGTGGCGTTGTAGGTTCAATTAGTTTCGCTGCATTAATTTCTTCCTGAGCGTATTTGTACAATACCTTCTGTTGTGCTGAACGATCTAATGTTTTAAACTCTTTCACTTCCTGCAACGCCCGCTCAATGAAATCGGATATATTGCTTTTTACAACCGCCTTCACTTTAGAAACTAATCCTGTTTGAACGCCTAAGTTGACATCATCCATACTCATTCCCGCTAACGGATCGAGTGTTAATTTCAGCTTAATCATGTCACGGGTTGCATCATCGGAAGGAAACATTTTATCCGCTAATTGCAACTGAGCAGCTTTAATCAGGATTGGGTCAGCATTGGCAGTAGTGAGTTTGGTCACATCATCAATAATCATCGAACTTGATAATATATCGAACCGTTCAGGGACGTTGATAGTCGGCTTCAACTTCACTCTTTCCGCTTCCGGTATTAATGCATATCGGTAATTGATAATATCGGTAATCACTCCATCGGTGATAGCAACTAAATCCTCCATGACCGAATGCGTTAGATTGTGCTGTTCATCCCGATCTACTTCCTTTGCGATACCAGAAAGATCGGTACTTACCGCTTGCAAGTTTTGTAGATTCATCGCTGCAAGGGCATTGTATTTATGCGCTTCGATCCGGTCGTTCTGAATTTTTAAAACTTCGGTATCTCTTGGGATAATTCCGGCAGGAGGAGTAGGAGGTGGATTCGCTCCTGGTTCTCCACGATCAACGCCAACTGCTTCTAATGGATTAAATCCGGGATAACCTGAACCTTTACACTCCTTGCATTTAATCGGTGCGCCATCGGTCTTTTTAACCTTGCCTGTTCCGTTACATTTAGTACACTGCTGAGATTTGTAGTACCACATCAACGGGTGCATATGATGGACTACTGATAACTGCAAATCGGAATATTCTCTACGGGCTTCGTTCAGGTACGGAACCATCGGAGCGAAACGGGACTCACATAAAGTATTGATAAAATTATCATCCACCACCACACCTTTAGTTTGACGTAATGGAATGTAGTTGAAGTTATGCGTATAGATTCCGGTTTCTCTGAAATTAAATGCCGAATCCGATTGAGAATAACGTACAATCTCAGTCGGAGTATACACATAAAAGACTAATCCGTTTCCGGTTGCTCCTGTTTGTGGATTGGTGGTATAGGTACTAATCTCTTCGGATTTACATACGAAGTATTCACCTTTTACATAATCGTACACATCATACGCATCGTAAATTATTGGTACGGGTTTGATATAATCTGTAGTAGAGGTAATATCAAAACTTACAGGCTGAGTAGCTACCCATGCGTTTGAATCGACAATATACTGCCTGAATAGTCCTTGAAACATCCAATTGGTTACGGAGGTATATCCAGGAAATCCTGTAGTTAAGTAATCCTGTGGTCGTTCTCCTTCACGGATCGTTGTCGGTACATTATCCAGATCGAATTTTATGGTGAAATCAGGCGACCTTCTCCCTTTCTGCATGAGTGATACCACCCGACTCATAATGTCTTTAGTGATAGGTTGGTCAATATCTTTACGGTACTTCATGACTGTTTCAGTTTCGCCGGGTCTTGCCTTACCGATCAGGTCTTCAGGGAAATCTCCATCCATGTGAATAGATAAGTCCTGTGCATTTTTAACCGCATCGTCATAGTAAGAATGCCTGCGATTCTTCTGCCTCGCATATTCTTTAATCAGTTCGGGAGTGTGTATGAATGCCATAATCAGATGATGTTACGAGATAGTTGGGTAATTTTTTGCTTATTGTAATGATCGAATGAATCTACTCCGGCAACGCTACCGTAGTATTTTGACAGATCATTGTATAGTTTTTGGGTACGTGCATCCATGAACTTACCGCCCATTGATAAAAAGTAGTATCCTCTTTTAATGGTTTCTTGACTGACATGATTCGGATGATGTGGTTTCCAGAATGAAGGCAGGAACGGTGATTGATGCGGTGCTACTTTGTTTTGATGTAAGGCAATGGTAATACTTGGCTCATCGGGCTGATGGTTGCCGATCTTACGGTTCACCATAGAGTTTTTCTCATAGAACTTACCCGCATCCTTAAATATCTTTTCCGCTACCTTACCTTTTTTGAAGTAGATAAATTCAGACGAGCAATTAAGCCATTTATCCAGATTCAACTTACTGTCGATCTCATTGTAATTGATCCAATCGTTGTAGCCTCCATCGGTTATATTCTCATAGCCGTTATTAGCTACGGTAAAATCAATATCTTTTAACTGATCGAATAATTCCGTGAAGTTCTTGAACGGGAGGCATAACATATCCACGTCCAGATAAATAGTCTGGTCAAATGGCGACAAGTCGTAAATTGACAATTTTGTTTTGAACGGATTAACCGTATCGCATAATTTTAATTCAACTCGCTTAGTAAATACATTACGCTGAACTGCATTCAAATCCTTTATACAATCGTCATGAAACAACCATACCGGAAGTGACCGATCATGCGCTTTGATGGATAAACATAAGTTTACTGCCATCTGAGCATAGATGCGGTGACCTGTAGCGATTAATACTACTCCTTTCTCTTTACTTACCGGATTGAGTTTTTCGGTTTTTAGCATGACTTGTTGTATAGTTTTTCAGTTAGTCGTTGTATATCGAATCGGGATGATGCCAGATTGCGTTTCATATTATTCGCCCATTGTGGTTCGTAATCTTTTACGGGTACGAAATAGGCAATATCATCCATCGAGAAATGATCGCACCGGATCGCTACTCGGATTGCATCGTGCGTACTTTCGTCAACCTTATCTACCCACGCTTCCCACATCTTTTCGGATGCTGAATAAGACCGGGAATGCGTACCGTTAGAATACGTGTACTCTTCTCCCTCAGCCGGATATGTTGGTGAAATGTTAAAGAACCGTAACCGCATATACAGTTTAAAGTGATCCCAGTTAAAATTATCATCGCCGTTACTATCATTGTACGCTTCGATGTACTTGGTTTTAGGATGCTCTGTTGCGGATAAGTAAGCAATCGAATTGACTGAATCTGCTTCGTTAGGTTGTTCTGAATCTACACGGATACTGTAACAACCATCAGCAGGAGTAAAGCCTGCATCTGCTCCATCTTTTAAGCCGGACATGGTAAAGAGCCATGTGATTCTATCCTGATCGTAGAATACCGGATAATCAGGATCGGCTGAATCGTATTGCTTAGTGATAATATCTCCTGCACTATCAAGTATGCAAAAAGTATGATTGGTTAGATACGATGCAAATGAGAAATCTTCCGTAACCAATTCCCCATCGAAATCACCTGATGATTGGATACTTAACTCACCACTTGCTGTTGCTAATGAATAAACTTCAAACAGTCCGTTTCCGCTCAGTGTTTCAACCAGAACCGTATCAAAATAAATCTTTACCGTTCCACCTGTTGATCCTGCGATACCTATCGTTACTTTATAATACGTACCGGAAAATATCGGGGCTGCGTAAGTAACTAATGTACTTTGACCGAGTGCGGTATGTTCCAGATTGCCCGCATCTGTTAAGGTGTAGTCGGCATAATACGTAAAATCACTCCATAATGCTTTGAATGAAATACGATCTACTGCTCCATCGAATGCACTTGAACAGGCTAGTCCGACTCCGGTAGCTACTGCAACCTCATGGTAAGAAATATAAGTACCTACAGCACTATACGTTTCGACTATTGATCCGTCAATAGTTAAACTGACTGTACCCGCGTCAAGTCTACTTACAACTACTTCGGATTTAAACCATCCTGTTGAAGAAGTGAATAATTGATCTACTGACCCTGTTCCTGATGGAGCATGAACCAAACTATTACTAGCATACGACCACCCAGAACCGGATAAGGTGTAATCTGCTGCGCCTCCGGTAATATCAGGGTTTAAAATGTATTCATATTCCATGAATATAATATCCGGTATATCTTCTGTCTGAGCAAGCTGTACCGCCATTACATCCGAACCCTGCATGAGTTGGTTGTACGCTCGGTTATCGTTATTGAGTCCAGGTTGATCGAAAGACTCAAATACTATCGGCTGATTAGGTATAAATTGTAGTTCCGCCATTATCCCTCGATTTTTTATCGTTAACTAATTTTACTGAAGCTATTCCGCTCACAGGATTGTAGGATAATTCCTGAATCCATCCGTACCGCTTTTGCTTACCTGACATATAAAACGGAAATATCCCTTTCGGATCGGCTTCAATCTGTTTGAATTGATCCAGTGTTAAAGGGTATTTGAACTCATGTAAGAAAATCGGGTAGTCTGCTGAATTGTACTCGTTGTAAGTGCCTCCTTTCGATGTTTCATTGAAGCATTCAAAATAGGTTACATCACCACCCTTGATGATGTAGGTAATATCACCACCACCTAAAATAACCTTATTAAATTCGATCTGGCAGTAATCACCTTCCCGCATAATAACTCTGGTCGATCCGCCAATGTCATAGAATCCGGTTGTTGACGTACTGAAATACGTATCTATTCCGCTATTGTAATTGGCAGTATAAAGTTTTTTAGTTTGCAGTAAAGCGTTAGTAGCATCGTACTGTCTGAGTAGTACCTGAAACAATGCAACTGCACCGCCCGAAGTTTCATTGATCTGAATATTCGCCCGAAAATCATATACTCCGGCTTGTGATGCGGTGTATTTATAATCCGTTACTGGATCGTAATTGTTGCCGGGATCACTGATCTCATTATCAAATCCGGTAGGTAAGAATAGATCAGTTCCAGAGTTGACATAAGTCTGATCGGAAGTTAATTCAGCTCTGAACAGTCCTCCTCCTGATGCTCCGAATCGCTTCACGATATCCGAAGGAAGTCCTCCTATATTCCGTTCTGCAACGGCACGATTGGTTAACCGCTCGTTGTAATAATATACAGGCGGGTCGAGTCCTAAAAAGTTCGTGTTTAAAGTAGTGCCACGATGTAAAACACTATCGGTTACATCAGTGTCGATCAGGAATATCTTATCGTTATACGCATCGTTTGGAGTGAACCAAGTATCCTGAATAACATTTGATGAAATGATCCAATTCGATTTAAGATCAAGAGTCCGATCAATATTGCACGTTCCGGTAGTATGGAATGATTCATCTTTGAACCCGAAATAATCAATATCCTCTGGAAACGCTAAGGCTACATTCGTATCAGTAGTTGACGAACCCAGATTAACCAGTGCATATAACATTGAATTATCTACACTGGTTTTAATCTTATCAATATTAGCAAACTCAATCGTTCTGGTTCCGGTATAGAAGTAATCCAATGTTTCCAGACGAAAGACCGGACTTGTGTAGGGATTCTCGATGATGAATGCAAGCGGAATCTTTCTGCTTACCTCTTTAATCAGATCAGTGAACGTAATAAACGGAAGCGGGGTAGTATTCGCTCCATAATCAGTCGGGCTTACTGATGATACTCTGAATCCATCGGTAATAACCAAGCCTTCCCATTCACCACCGTAATCGAATGTATCTGAAACAAATTCTACCTCGTTATCGGTCAGGTATGCAACCATCTGTTTAAATACCTCAAAGACTCTGTAGGTAAAGATTCGTTTTGCGGTGGAAGTATTATCGGTATCATTGATAAGCATCGCATATCCGATAGCTGCGTCAATAGCAACTCCATTTTTAGACTGTTCAGCTTTGGCGCTTACCGGAATAGATTTGTTGTTATTGATCTTCGCATAGAACGAATTATCTTCTAACTTGACGGTACAGATACAACTCAATTCGTCAATAGTGGCACTGGTCAAAAAGATATAACCCCGAAACAAGGGTATCCAGTTGCCTGAACAATTCTCCATGATCTCGATCTGTACCCGCTCACAAAATCCATCATTGTAAATCTTATCGACTAAGTAATCGTATCCATCTCCTGTAAACCCAAGTTCCGCATCCTGAAAACGTAGTACGCCATTAACGGAACTATCCCGTTTAATGGAACTAATGATCTTATCCCATCCTCTAGGATCAGTAACCAGTACATTATCTAAATAGCATCGGATCATTGTCTACGTAGGTTTTCGCTGCGTTGCATCGCATCGGCAATATGTTGAGCCAATTCAGGAGAATTAGCCATGATAAACTTGTTATTCTTCTTTAGTAATCGAGCCAATAAATGTTCATCAATCTTTGCATTAATGGACTGTTTTGATTTGCCCCGATTCTTTACGAATGCATTAATTTCTGATGCCTTAACCGTTCCTTTATGAATCGCTTCAATTGCAGGATAGTATTTTCTGGTTGTAGGTGCGGATAGAATCGCCTCCTCTGATGCTACCCATGCCAGTTGATTATCTTTACCTGAGTACACTCCCGGAAACTGTGGTAACTTACCTGTATTGAACTTAGGAAGTACTGCTGCTGCTGCGGTTGCAATACCGATTCCGGCTCTGATATTTGCCTGTGTGATTAATGTTTCTTTGAGTCCAGGTACTGCTGCGTAAGTTTCAGCGATCTTTGCGATCTCGGATTGTAATGAAATGATGATATTGAATATCGTTGCAGCCTTTTCAGCAAGCAATTGTTTCAATCGGATTGCGGATAACTTTTTCTGATATTGCTCTTCCGTTATCAGTCCTTTCCTGCGCTGTTCTTCCAATGCTGCCTGTTTACGATTGGCGAACTCATTGTCTATATTGAATATCCCTTGTTGCGCTGCTACGGCTGTCTGCAATCTCGAATCAGCAAGTGCCTGTTCTTCTGCAAACATTTTCTGATTCAGTTCCGTTGCTGTAGTAGTAACTTCACGTTTGATTCCTTGCAGTTCGGCTTTAATCTGTGCTAATCGCTTGGATTCTTTTTCTTTATCGAGTTCAGCGAATATCTTATCCAGTTCAGTAAGGACTCCGGTAGTATTTACCTTCACATCAATAAGTGATGCATTGGCTAATCGTTCAACTTCGGCAATAACTTTTTTGGTATCATCCTTAATGTCATTTATTCTTTGCTGATTGATATTGCGGTACTCTTTATTATAACGCTCCTGAGTAATTCTGATTTTCTCCTGAATATCTGTAACCGCCTTTAATCGGGCTGCCAATTCAGCTTTTTCAGCATCGCTTCCCGTTCCAAATGAGTCAAGGCTTTTCTTTAACTTATCGTACCGCTCCTGTGCTGCTTTTAAATCGAGTAGTAATGGTGTGAGTGCATTTGCATTCTCTCCGATGGCTTCCCGTGTAGCTTTCTGGTACTTATCAATCTTGCCTGTGAGTAAATCGAATTGTAAATCCAGTTCTTTAATATCCTCTAAGATTTGAGGATTGATCGGGCTAACTTTATTCGCTTCTTTGGAGGCTTCGATGTATTCATTTAACTGATAAAGTAACGCACCGAGCGCAATAGCAAGCGCACCGACTCCGGTAGCTGCTAATGCTCCACCGAATGCAGTCGCTCCGGCAGTAGCTCCGGCTTCGGCTACTGTTGTTGCCATAAATAATGCCCTGATGTTACTCAGCGCATCCTTATAACCCATCAATGAATTGAGTCCTTGCGTTACATTGAGTGCAGCCTGAAACTTCTCAGCGATCTTCTTTACCTTTTCGTTTTCAACTCCAAAGATTTGTAATGTTCCGGTTAAGGTTTGCATCAGTCCGATACCAACACCCGCAGCTTGATTGAATGCTTGAAACTTAGCTTCGGGATTGAGTGCTTTTACTCGTGCGTTGAAATCTGAAACGGATTCAGTAAGATTCGCAACTCTTCGCTGTGCATTAAGAGCCTGAGTTGAATTTTCACCAAACTGAGCGGCTAACTTTTGCGCTTCATCTTTGGCTTGTTTTAATTCCTGTCGGAGCGATTGAAAACCTTTGGTGCTTTGGGTAGTGCTGCGCTTGACTGCATCTTCAAACTCTTTCATTGATACGCCCGCTTCTTTGAGTGCATCGTTCATACCTTGATCTATTGCATCGGTTAGGTCATTAACATCTTTTACACCTTTTCTTACAGAGTCGGTTTTACTAACAACTTCGATAACTACTTGTTTTCCCATGTTAATCGTCCTCCTCTGTATTTATAGTTTCCTTTTCGGGCTTGTTATTGTCGTGTACTAATTCGAGGTAATCAATGAGGGTTAATTCTTTCATCTTCACCCCGTATTTATTGCAGATATATAACTGATCTATGTAACGCTTGGAATAGGATTCTTGGAGAACTGCTGCAAAATGTTCGTTAATGTCAGACCCTGAATCTTCTCCGCTTCCTTCACCACTGTCATCAACAGGAGAAAATCGCTCTCCGATATACTTGGCAAACCGATTAAAGTCGTCAAACGCTGATGCAAAAAAAAACTATTCACTTCCTTGTAGTGCTGTTTCCAATGCGGTATTTTAACTTGCATTGCATAGGCAGGATCGTAATAGCCGGGATCTTCGTTCTCATCGAAGAAAACCACTGATGCCATCTTCCAGATCAATTCTTCGGTAGGCACTGGGTATTTTAATCGCTCCTCCATTTTCGTAACCAGACTGAATACTTCACTTAGTTCAATCGGATTAGAATTGAGTTTAATCTTAATCGCTTCGATAAACTCGATATGCTTTTCAGCAGTCAATCGCTTTTGCCACTCCTCCAATGTATCCAGAGCCGAAAATCCACGATGCGCTGATAATGCGTAAGTGTCTTTGATTCGGTAGTATTGCATATCGCCACAAATAAATTCAGGAACAATTACAGCCCCTTCAGTTTTGTGTTTCCACGGCTTCATTTTCGGTTTAACAGTTTTGGTCATAGTCCTTTTTCGGTCAGTTTTTGTAATAGATCAGATTCATTTCCCCATGATATTGCAACTTTCGATTTGCCTTGAAACAGATTCCATAAGTCACGGGTACGACTGTACATAATCTTGTAATCTCCTTTTAGAAACTTATGCGAAGGGACAGAACACGGACATAAGCCCGTGTAGTTCCATCCTGATTCTTTCAGTTTCGCTTTGGCGGTTTCGGTCATTACATGATAATATTTTGAATATTATCTGTTGCTAACACTGTTGGATTAACACCATCACGGATTAATACGTTTTTCATGTATGCCAAGTCACTTATATTGGTCAATACATTTCGTCCGAAATTAATGTTGATGAAATTATTGGTCGCAGCAAGAGTGAATATCTTATGAATATAGTTATTGTCATTTTCAGGAGAGTAGTTTACGTAGCTTAGTCCTCCATAAATGCCACCATCTACATTATTGTAAATTCGCTCAATAATAATTTGACTTGAAATAACTGATGGAGTAACAACTGCATCCCATTCAAAGCCTGATAGTGCTTCTTTTATAGTGCAATGTTTCATCCATGAATTAGATGATTTCGCAACTAGCCAATAAGTAACGACATAACCTTGACCGCAAAAGTCGGTATCAGTTACTTCGTATAATGTTCCTGCGATTAATTCGCTGTTGCTTACGTCTGTGATAAAGTTTTGTAGTGTCATGGTTTAAATATTTAAGTTATCTATATAGATAATCGATCCTATTTTTATAATTCTTACGTTTTTCTTTTCATCTAACGAGAACCCTGTACCCCCGTTTATAGTGTAGTTTTCCCCTACATCATCTACGGTAAAGTTTATTGGATTACCGCCATCGCTCCTGAGCGTTAAATATCTATTCGAAGGAATCGTAATTAATACTACGTCTTTTGTATCGTCTGCTATAATTATAACATCAGTTGTATCGTCTGCTATAGCTGTTAAATCTAAATTTGTATTCTCAAAATTTGTACTTAGCGTTTCAAATACAGCAAGACCCGGATTTGATGCAGCACCACCACCTCCCGAAACAACTTCGCAAAGTTTCTCAATGGTATAAGCTACTTCCTCAGCGCCAACGGTAGGAATCGGCGTAACTACATCGGTATAAGTCCAAGAGTAATCCCTTGCAACCGCATCCGTATTCGTTCCTACAAAGAGTACATTCGATCCTGAATAACTTACCGTTACTGCGCTTTTATCAAATGTTTCAGTAACGCCATCAATCGTTACGGTTATTTGTGTAGATGAAATTTCATTTAGTATGATAGTCATGATGTAAAGTTTTAGTAATCCGATTCAATATACATTCTATTTAAACCAATAGCTGCGACTCCTGCGCCTGCATTTGTTGCACCGCTACCGATTGCGCATGTACCTATTAACATTGTTGTGTTGACAGGAAGATTCGATGTTGCTGAACCCTCTTGTATGGTCGATCCTTCTGTTATATAATCTATTCGATAATAAACCGTTGTGTCGTTTGGCTTACAGAACATGTACACATCGTAAGCGTTGGATGATGCTAATGCGGGCTGACCTGTTATCGGGTCTTTCGTTGCCGTTCCTGCTCCATCATTATACATAAATGTGATAGCGGTATCTCCGGTATCAACTCCGAATCCGATTAGATTTAGTTTTGATGAAGGATCGGCTGTTAACAATGCTGTTGTATCAACACACAATCCGACAAATAACCGATTCGATGCAGTCCATGTTGTGAACCCGAAACGACAAAAGAAAAAGAAGCCACCCATTCCGCTTGTTGATCCTCTGAAGAACATCGCATCGGTTCGGTAACTATTCATTAAGTTGATACCTGTACCGACTGTAAATACGCTACGTCTAAGTGATGTGTAACGATTCGTTGTTGTCGGTGCTGTAGCTACTCCGGCTGCAATAGCAGTTCCGACTGATCCGTTTAATACCCCTGATGTCGCTCCGGGCATCCAGAACACAACATTATTTCCAAATAATGCGGGTTGCACTGCTGTATCAAGTCCAGATGGTCCGATCCATTTGGGAAACATCCTGCCCGACATTTTACGACCATAAATCCTGAGATTATCAGGTGCGGGTGCAGATGGTACAGCGATTGCTGACCATTCCTGATAGCCTAAGTGAATATCATTCGTGAGGGTACTAACAAGTGTATCGCCAATACTCCAGCCAATACCAGATTCATACGTTAGCACTTCTCCCGCTTGCAGAATTACATCGGCTGTAATTAAATATTCAGTGCCGGATACGTCTTTATTAACTGAGATTGTATTAGCTGTTGAAGCGTGTCTGTTACGGATGAATACCGATTTAATTTGTCGAACCGTACCACTTGCGGGTGTTGCTGTGATGGTAGTTGTAGTAACGGATGTTACTTTACCCTGACTACTTCCGGGTGTTGCTGAAGTGCCTGCGATTACATCGACCCAGTTCACCTGATAATCAATATCGGCAGTTGAACTTGTATCGAGTTCTAATATATCGGTTGTTCCTGTTAAGAAGATCATATACTTAGTGCTATTAACGCCTCAATTTTTCGTTGCGATGGTTTGGATGCCGATAATGCGCTGTCTGCTGCGGTTCTGGCTGCGATCTCATCGGTTAAATCAGATTGCAATGCATAATCTCCTGTAGGTGGTGTAGATGGTGGCTCACATAATTTCTCAATCACATAAGCAACCTCTTGTGCGCCTACCGTAGCAATAGGAGTAGTAACGTCAGAATACAACCAAGTGTAATCCCGATCATTGTTATCAGCATTAAACCCAGAGAATAATATGTCAGAACCAGAGTAACTTATTATTACATCGGTTTTATTCCATATTTCAGTATCCCCGTCAATTGTGACAGTGATCTGTGTACTGGATAGTTCCGCAATTACTACAGTCATGGCGTTTAGTTTTCGTGATAATCAATAATTTCAGGCTCGGATAAATGCTCATAGATTTTATACACTATGGTTGATAATCCGGCTAATGCTAATATGTAAATCGGATACAGCCAGAATGAAATCTGACAGATATAAGCGATTGGAATAAATAGGTAAGTGGAATGTGCCGAAGCCATGCAAGTAGGACAGGCATAAATCGGTTTGCACCAAAAATCAGGGATTCGATTACACGCCTTTTCGACAAAATGCAGTATCATTCCCTCTTTCGTTGCTAGGTGAAATCCGAGAATAATAAATGCGTTTGCGATTAATAGCAATTGCAGGAGAATAGCGATTAGGATGTAGTCGATCATATAAAAGTGTTATTGATCCAAGTTTCTTTTAGTTCTTCAAATGAAATATCTGTTGTAAACGACCTGTCCTCAGTAAAAATAATTCCGTAATTATTATAATTATCAGGTGCATCAGTTACGCCAGTACTTTTTATGGCAATTATTCTACTCCATTGAATTACAAACGGCAACCAGTGTGTATTTTCAATTCCTACATTATCAAGTTTTTGATCGTAACAAGCTATGTTACATTCTAACAACATTTCTCTTATCATGTTAATTAATTTATAATGGTCTTGCACTATTTTTAATTCGTCCTGATCCTGTTTGTGGTGATGTGAATTGATAGCCTGTTATCGGATCAACACCAGTTAATTTGAATACACTTGAATTGCCCTGAATCTCTGCGGGCGTTTGTGGATTGCCTATAAGCATATCCTCTTCAAACACAAATGATCCACCTCCTCCTGCAACACCATTCACCGCAGTCGGGTAGCTATACTTTAACTTCCATTGCGCCCCTGAATGATTGCCATGATCCCGAATCTTTACCATATTCGAACCTGTTTCGTTTTGAAGATTAACTAAGTAGGCATTCTCTAAAACTGGCGATTGCTCGTAATTGAAATCAATCACTGCGGTACAGTTGCCACCTAATCGTAACCGATACCAAGCATCAGTAACCTCGCCTTCTAAGTGATTATTTCCGATAATAACCCCTTTGGAATTATTCGATCCGCCGTAGTCATAATGCACTCCGGCAAAACCCTGAGCAGAACCAGGCGTTTCGAAAATGTTATCTTCAATCTTTGCTGAATCACCACCACGCATATACACTCCGGTAACTCCATTCCCTAAACTGAAACGGTTTCCTATGATTCGATTCTGTGAGGTTGTTTGCGCTCCGGGATTAGATACATCGCCCCAATCAGATGAACTAATCATGTTCTGGTAGACACAATAAGTTCCGATATTGAAAAAGTTGTTATTGAGAATCTTTGCTCCTAATGCGAAACGTAATTCAATAGGAATATCCAGATTGTTGAAGTCGCAATTCTCAACGATTGATCCGTAAGAAGCCCAAGCATCTAATGCTTTTGATCGTGTACCACTCGCACCGACAACAACTAATTTATTCAGGTGTATTTTCTTATTAATAAAGTTTTGATTACCATTACTCGCATTGGCTAACGATGTAGCCTTTCTGCTGAATAAAGTAACATCAGGTGTTGCATTATTAATCTTGATACTGGAATAATGAAAGTCTAACGAGAGATGATTCCACTTGAAATTAGTGATATTACCATTACTTAAACTCGATGCAGGGATAACAAATCGGTTGTTGGGCATTCTGACCACGAACCGTTTATTATCGCAATGAATCTCTGCTACATTACCCTCAAATGATGATAATAGTCCTTGTAGCACTACATCATCATAGGTTGTAGTCGTTACATCAATTGATCCCCATAAACTCGCATAAGCCGGAAACATGGCAGCTGCTGAACTATTCGTATAAGCTACTCCGGTATCGGGATTGGTCAGAGAATTAAGTAATTGCTCCGTTCCGTTTCCGACTATATTCGTTCCATCACCAAAGAGTTCAGGGACTACACGAGTATCTCCAACGGTTACGGTTGTGCCTCCTACTACTATAGAATCAATCTGACTCTGTAAACTTGCATCGGTTGAGTTTAGATCGGCAATATCCTGAACCCGTGCTGCATCAATATCATCAACATATTGTTTATCTGCGTAAGGGTTTCCTGCATTGGCTGTATTAGGAGAGCCGTTCAATGCTGCTAAAAGTGCGTCCGTAACGGTTCGTTTATTCAGAACTGAGGCAATATCATTTTGATCTAAGATGACCGCACCAACTTTTCCGGCAACAGATATAACGGTATTCACCGCTTCATTTTCAACCCAAACTGTACCGTTATGAATTGCTAATGCTCCGGTAGTCCATGCGATACTGCCTGAACCAAGATTGCGACTCGTTCCACTTTGCACAAAGTACCAATCACCACCTGTTCCGGTAGCATCTGATAATGTCGGGGTATTAGTTGTTGCGTTCCAGTTACCTTTAAAACTTGACCCGATTACGTTCAGATAAGTAGCCGGAATCTTACCGGATGCATCTAAAGGAACAACACCATTCGCAACGCCTTTTTCACTTTGAGGTATTGCATTGTCCGCAGTAGTTTGAGCATTATCTGCTGCGGTCTGTGCATTAATCGCTAAGGTTTCAACCGCATCAATATTAACTTGTAACGCATCGGATGCGGTATCAATCTCATCGAGTATGTCCTGACCTTCTATGAATCCAGTAGGAAGCGCATCTGCCGGACGATAAATTAATAACTTATCTGTCGCTTGCAGTCCTGTTTTCTGACCGCCTGAAACCTGTGGTATAAGTACGTCTGGCATATTATCCTACGGCTATGTTACTGTAAGTGTCATCATCAATATGCCTTGAGTAATCGTCAATGATTCGCTCAAAGTCCGGCATATATGAACTGGTTGTAGTTACTACATATTGAAATGCTAATTGAATACAGGTGTATTGTGTACCGTTATTAACGATGTCCTGCTGATCGGTTAGTTCCTCATCTAAAAAGACTTTAATTGTAAGTCCTCCTGCTTCGGGTGTAAAGAAGCCCGCAGGAAATTCAGTTGCACTCGCATCAATTGAAAAGTCCCCATTTGCATCAGTTGTAACCGATTGGGTGTACATCCGATTGAACATATCTTCCATCGAAACGAAGTATTCCGTGTTGCCTTCTAATCCGGCAACAATCGAGTAGAGTACATCACAAGCGGGTAGAGTTAATCGCTCACAGGTATCACAGATTACAGGGCGGTTCGCTGCACCGCAATTTGAATTAAAAAACTCGGTTGATCCGATTGCAGGATAGGATAAATCCACCATTGAAGAGGGTACGCCCCAATCACCAACTAAATCCTCATCTACCGAAATCTGACAGTTGATAATAATATGCGTATCGTCAACATAAGTTAATGAAACACTATCACAAGTCCATCCGGTAATGGTTGAGCCAATAATGAATGAATCTATTTGAGTCTTTATGTCGGCTGCTGCTGCATCGGCTGCACCTTGCGAGTCGATATACATCCCACCGCCACCGGGATAGCCTTTAGTTGAAAGTACCGACCATGTATAACTGGGTCCAGCAGGATTATAAAGTTCCCAATCTGTTACGTTGTAAACACATATTGCCATATCCGTGAATGTTTTTGAAATATCACGGAACAAAATAGCTCCCTTACTATGAGTCCAAAAGTAACTAATATTTCGTAAAGAAACGGATTAGCTATTTAATTTGGGTAATAATTTTCTGTGAAAAGTGTAGGTATCGTACCGGATTATATCCAGAAAGTCAGATTCTCGGTTTTCATTGGATCGGTCTTTCTCAATACCGCCATCCTGAGATACTTCTACATACTTCAAATCCCGAATCAGGTACTTACAACTCGGATCAATCTCAATTGTCCAGTTCTGAAGCATGGAATTGAGTAATACATAAGTATCCCGAATCGAAGGATTCACGGTTGGTTGTCGCATCTGAGTAGGTGAAAGTCCTAATTCCTTGCGAACGATGGTATAGTAATTAGTGTTACCTCTGGTTAATGCGGATCGTGCCTGACCCGTAGCGTCCCCTGTAACGAGCCAGATTACATTTTGCCAGTCCGCATTGAGTCGGTCACATAAAGTTTCAATATCCCCGTTTTCCATCCGGTACTCACGAATTACCCTCAATACTCCATCGGTATCATCAGGACTTTGACTGACATAGCAACAAAGCGGGTTCTTATTGAAATCGAATACAACGTGAAGGTTATAATTCGGATCGTATTGAACAGGTTTAACGTGCTTGGCTTCGGAAAAGGCATAAGCGAATGGGTTATTACTGATGTCAATATCTTCCGCTAATATCTCGCACCGGAACGATAACTCATCCATACTAAGGCGGATATTTTCGATCTCAGCAGGATCAATATGCGGGTTATTAAAGGTAGATAGATTAAAGGCAGCCCAGTTGTCCAAATCTTTCGCTCCTGCATGAAGTTCTTTAAAATAGGTCTGCCCGAACTTTGGCGTTGACAGTATCCATGCATCCCCTTTCAGATCAATCAGAGTCGGTAGGATCGTATTCTGCCATGCTTCTTTAAACTTCTTACTCTTTTCCGCTTCATCCACAATAACACGGGCGTACTTTCGACCTCTCCCTGAATCGGGGTTATCCATACTCCAAAAGTCAATAACGCCACCTGTTTTTAACCTAATCTGTTTGGTCTGTTCATTTTTGGATTCGATTACTTCATGTAATCGGTTCTTTACCTCGATCCAGACATCAGATAAATCGGTATAAGTCGGGGTGAAATAAGCAACGGGCTTTCCATCCAATGCAACTTCTGGAATTAACCGATTCGTTGCCATCGTAGTCTTTCCGAACCTTCGACCGATCTTTAATACATTGAATCGCTTAGAATCAGCCATTACCTGAAGCTGTCCTGCATGAAGTCGCCTGAGTTTGACTTCCATTACTCTTCGTAAGTAACTCGGATTACATTGTTCTCAATCGTAACTGTTGCCGTTTCTTTTGGCTTGCCGTAACGATACTCCATGAAAAGTTTGATAAATGGAAATTCACCTGACTTGACACCTTTTTCAAGTGCATTCAGGGCAATATCATCCATGGGTGAAAGCCGTTCAATCAAAGCAACTTCTTCGATCTTTGGCGGTCTACCTCCACCTCGATTCTCTCCTTTCTTTGATCCGTTATTTTTTCGCCCGTCCATGAATTGTAAAAGATTGTTTAAACAATTCTGTAATCAATTGAGTTCCCCAAAGATACGAATGTTACGTAAACTCACTAATACACTTTGGACATAAAACGATTCGGGAATCTTTGAACCGTGAATTTTCGATCTTATCCCGATAGAGTTGAACGCATGAACCATGCCCGTAATGACTGTATCGCAATTCAGGCAAATATCAGCGTTGGATTG